ATGACAGACATTCAAAAAATCATACAACTTTTACTGCCGGAACTTTTGGCTTTGATTGATGGAAAAAATAGTCCGGATTTGTTGCAGAAAGGACTGGATAACAAGAGAATAAAGAGCATTCATGTTGTTGAGAAAGGAGTTGAAAATGGTGGAAACTGATGTTTTACAGCTCAACGATATGAGTGTTGGCGAGTTAAAAGAAATGTGGCGGCAATATTTTGACAGCGAGCCGATTTGGAAAACCAAGCGTTTTTATATTCCCAGACTTGCCTATCGAATGCAGGAACTTGCCTATGGCGGCGTTCCGGAACATATTAAAAGCCTATTGCTTGGCAAAACAGTTTTGAAACACGCCGAGGACAACGATGGCACGTGCCTTCCTCCGGTTGGAACCCGTCTGGTTAAGACCTACCGCGGAAAAGAATATAATGTTATTGTTTCTACCGCCGGCTTTCAATTTGAGGGGATTTATTACAAAAGTCTGTCCGCGGTTGCTTTAAAAATCACGGGCAAACGAATTTCCGGACGCTTTTTCTTTGGATTGGGAGAGAATAAATGAAAACTATACGATGTGCCGTTTATACCCGAAAATCAACTGAAGATGGTCTGGAAAAAGAATTTAACACGCTGGAAGCGCAACGGGAATCCGGCGAAAACTACATTAAAAGCCAGGCTTATCAAGGCTGGGAAATCATCCCCACCCATTATGACGATGGCGGTTATTCCGGTGGCACATTGAAACGTCCGGCTTTGCAACAGCTTTTAAAGGATGTTGAGGCTGGAATGGTTGATATGATTGTTGTTTATAAAATCGACAGGCTGACACGTTCGCTGATTGATTTTTCAAAACTTGTTGAAATTTTTGACCGTAATCAATGTTCTTTTGTGTCAGTGACGCAGAATTTTAACACTTATGATTCCATGGGGCGCCTGACGCTGAATGTTTTACTTTCTTTTGCTCAATTTGAGCGGGAGGTTATTACCGAACGTATCCGGGATAAAGTGGACGCTTCCAAAAAGAAGGGCATGTGGATGGGGGGTGTTTTACCGCTTGGTTATGTTTCCGTGAATAAAAAATTGGAGATTATTCCGGAAGAAGCGAAAATTGTGTATTTAGCTTTTGAAAAATATCTGATTTTTCGTTCAGAAATTGCGGTGGCGGAATGGCTAAACAACAATGGTTACACCACATTAAGCAAGGGAAATGGGAAATTCACCCATATGCGCGTGAGCAGTATGTTGAAAAACGTGCTTTATATCGGCAAAGTTCCTCATAAAGACAAAGTTTACGATGGTCAGCATCATGCAATCATTTCACAGGAATTATTTGATGAAGTTCAAAAAATCAAAAGCCAGAACCGCATCGGCAGACTTGCACCGTCCCGTTTTGTTGAACATGCTCTGCTTAAAGGGCTTATTTATTGCGATTGTTGTCAGGCGGCGATGATTTCCACGAAATCCAATAAAAAGAATAAAGTTTACGAATATTATACCTCTTTCCGTGCGGTTAAAGAAGGCTTTAATAATTGCAAGATAGGAAGCATTCCTGCCGGCGAGATGGATAATTTCGTCTTGCTGCAAATCGCAGGCATTATCAAATCACCTAAAATCCTTTCCGGATTGATAGAACAGGCAAAAATCATACGTCCTGATATTAAAGATGTGCAAATTATTTCCAAATTACAGGACGGTGATGATTTTATTCAGAGACTGTCTTCCATTACTTTACGCCAACTATTGATTATGCTTGTTCAAAAAATCCGCGTGGATGTTGATCGTATCAAAATTATGTATACAGAACTGGCCGTCAGTTTGATGGACGATAAAATGAAAGACGATTTGTTTCCCAATAATATTAACGGTGAAAGAAACGAGATTTTATACCGCGTCTGCTTACGCCGGAAACGCGGCTCATTGAAAATATTCGCTCCCGAGAAATATAAACCTGACGAAAATAATCCATTATATTTGGCATTGATAAAAGCTTTTGTTTGGCAGGATAAAATGAAAAAAGAAAACCTGTTTATCGAAGATTTGGCAAAGAGCGAAGGTCTGAGCCGTGAATATGTCGGCAAAGTGTTGCACATGACGTATCTTGCTCCGGATATTGTGACGGCCATTGTGGATGGAGTTTATCCCCAAACACTTTCCCTTCGTAAAATTTTAGAATCGGAAATTCCATTGCTTTGGTCTCAGCAACGATTAAAGTATGGCTTCAGTTTTTGATTGTACACAGATTTTTACACAAGCGATATTTTATTAAAATAATGTCAAGTCCTTATCTATGATACACTTTCAACTTGTAATTGTTTTATCTGTGTATTGCACGCAAATGTATTAAACCTGAAAATAAGCCTCTATTCAATTATTTAACGAGGCTTATCAATGAACTTGAATATTTTTAACGGACTACCTCAGTATGTCCGCATAACAATTTTATCGCAAATTCGCAGATTGTTGTCAACCCCAATCTTTTCTTATGAAGATCGGGAAGATTTAATTCAAGAGCTGTTGCTTTTTTATTTGAAGCGGTTTTACAACGCTCATGATGTGGACGAAGCTTTAGTGGTGCATTCCATAAAGCAATACGCCACGAACCTGTTAACGCAAAGATACCATCGCCGCGATTTTTTATACTCCTCATTGGCCGACTATGACGCTGATGAGGAGTTTTCTTTTGCGGAAAACACGGAAACGCGGTTGATCGTCAGTGAAATTATGAATAGTGCCGAACCTAAGGAGAAAGAGATTGTAAAGTGTATTCTATGCGGCGACAGCATTGACCAGATTTCCAGAGATATGCATGTCAGTAAAAAGACTATTTACGGCTTTTTTGAAAAAATGAGAAAAAAATTAAAATAACGGAAACGATTTTTGATTTTCAGCGGGTGTTCCTGTTGTCATTAACAAATTTTGAAAGGAACAGCCATGAGAAAAAACGATCGCACGGTTTATATCACGGAAGAGATACGCAAAATTCCGGTCATTTATTTGTTGGAGCTGGAAATGTCCGCTCTCGACCGATTGGAAAAAATGATACGAGACGAGGTCAAACGCACAAGTTTGGCGCTGGAATGGATACAGGGCATTAAAAATATAAAGAAGGCTTCTAAAGACGGAGGGCAAAATGGATAAAAAAACGTCCTTTGTTTTGTATCCGGCGGATTTCCTTGCGGCTGTGCATAACTTCAAGAAAAGTCAGATAGCTGATTTAATAATTGCGCTGTGTGAAAAAAATTTTTACGGAGATGTTTCTTTTAAATTATCAGACCCGGTAAAAAAGCGTTTTTCATTAATTCAGGAAACAATTGAGAAAAACAATGCCAAGTATTTGGAAGTCCGTGAAAAGCGTCAAGCCAGCGCCAAGCAAAAAAACAGCAAATGTCAAGCAAAATCAAAGCAAAGTTCCAACAAAGAGCAAGCAAATGTGCCAACATCCCCATCAGATGAATCGGAGAATGAATCGGTATATGTATGTGAATCTGTAGATAAAGATAAAGGGACGGAGGTTGTGGATAAGCCTGTTTACGCCGGTGCGCCGACTGTAGATGATGTGACGGCGTATTGTCAGGAAAGCGGTTACACGATCGATCCGGCCGCTTTTGTGCGCTGGAATGAAGAACGCGGCTGGATGAACGGTAAAAAATACATTGCCGTGGACTGGAAAAAAGCTGTCCGGAAATGGTTTTGCAAGGAAAACGGCATCGCTTATTCGGAGATGGAGATGCTGGCGAATGTTTGTTCGGATGTGCTCGGCAAGGTAAAGGAGGTGCAAGATGGCTGATATTACAATTGAAAAAATCAAGCAAGATTTGGAAACCGCCGCTTATGTGGATAGGCTTTTGCCGGCTGTCCGCGCTCCCAAATACCGGTGTTGTATGCCGGATATTATCTACACGCCGCAGGAAATTGTTTTTATGGACAAGCGTCCGCTTAAAGTCCGTCCGAATCAGGAGCAGATATCTTTATGGGAACAGGTGATGCTGGAGTGGCTGCCCATATTATCGGTTGACGAACGCCGACTGGTTTGGAAAAGAGCCAACCGTATTCCATGGAAGCTGTTGTGCCGGGAGTTCGGCGTTTCACGACAGATGTTGGCCTTGCGCCATGAAAAAGCCCTTATTAAAATTCAATATGGATGCCTAAAATGTCATTGACATTTTCGTGGTTTACAAATCAGCAAAAAACGGTTACAAAGACAGGTATAATTGGGGCGGAGGTGAACAATCCGCCCTTTTTGATATTTTTTTAGAGTCCGCAGGTATATTGCCTGCGGGCCTTTTTTATGCTTGATAAAGGAGCGGTGATGAAAAAAACTGCGGAAGCGGTGTCGCTTGGACACCCTGACAAAATGGCGGATTATATTTCGTCTTATATTTTAGACAGGATGATTGAACAAGACGCGGCGGTCAAATATGCCGTTGAAGTAATGGTAAAAGATAACACGGTTGTGTTAGGCGGTGAAATCACGGGTGATGTAAACCTGGCAAGAATTAATTTTTATGTTACCGAAGCGCTGGCGGAAATCGGGTACGATAAGTTTTACAGCCATCGTTGGGGAAATTACGCTATTAATCCCGAGAAACTGCAGATTATCAATCTTATCGGCAAACAGTCGGCAGATATTTCACAAGGAGTTGAACAAGACGGCTGGGGTGATCAGGGGGTATTTGTCGGTTACGCTTGTCAGGGTACGGGCAACATCAGCCGCGAACAATATCTGGCCAAAAAATTATGTAACGCTTTATATGAGTATGCTTTGCAAAACATCCACTTGGGCATTGACATCAAAACGCAGATTACACTTAATGAGCTTGGCGGTGTGGAAACGGCGGTTGTGGCTGTTCCGATGCTTAAAGATGTTGACCTGACGACGTTTATTGTTTTGGCGCTGGGAGAGGAGCCGGAAAATATTATTGTCAATGGCACGGGAACATATAAATATCATTCATCCGTGGCCGATTGCGGCGTGACCGGTCGGAAGCTGGCGTGCGATTTTTATGAAACGGCTTGTCCGATCGACGGCGGAAGTCCATGGACAAAGGATGCCAGCAAAGCCGATGTGACACTTAATTTTTATGCCCGCAAACTGGCCTTGGAATATTTGCAAGACAATGACGAGTGTTTTGTTTATCTCTCTTCCTGTATCGGCCGGTCAGAACTACCGAGCACTATCGTGAAGACAGTTAAGCACAGTGTGGTCACTAAACATTCTTTGCAGATTAATAAGAAACCGTCCGAAATTATTACCGAGCTTGGGCTGAATAAGCCTGTGTTCGCGAGGTTGTGCAAAAACGGTTTATAATATCATTTTGAATTTGATTTTTTTAGTAACTCCTATGAAAATATCCGTTAAGGAGAGACTAAAATGTCTAATTTATATTTAAATTTTCATATAGTAACATTAAATAAAAAAAATCGAAAAGAAGATTTATTTGTTTTGTCCAATGTAGAGCAAAGAGATGTCTTTGATGCGTTGAAAGAAACTTTTAAAAAAAATAAAGGAATACTATTAAATAATAAGGGGCGTTTGTTGTCTTATAACGTAGATAAGACAAAGCGCTCTATAAGTGGGTATGTAGAATCAGGGGAACAAGGTTTTACTTCTAAATTTGTAGATTTAAAAAGTGCACAACTTGTATATAGTAGAAGAAAACAAGATCTTGAGTTGATTCCGTTCTATTTTTTAATATCTGTTCCAAAAGATTCAAAATATTGTTTTATTGCAGTTCAGACTTTGGGATTATCAAGTCCTTATGAAGTGATTTCACATCTTGTAAAAAAAGCATTTAATAATTTTGACGCAACATGTAAATTTAAAGCTGTATGCGAAAATGGTAAATTGATAGAGCAAACACTTAAAAAAAATGGGCAGATTTTAAAAATAGAAGCTTTTAAAGCTCAACAACCTCGCGATAAAGCTGGAGACTATGTTTCGAAAATTTATGTACGTCAAGAATTTTCTGGTTTTTCTCAAGGAATATTATCTGAAATAAGGAGAGATAGCTCAAAAACTGCTTTATCAAAATTGTTTGCTATAAACGAAATTGATAATTATAAATTACATATCAAAGATCGGAAAGGAAAAACAAGATGTTTAAGTATTTCTTCAAATCAAGCTACTAATTATGATATTAGTGATATCGATTTGAATGAAAAAGGGCATCCAAAGTATGAAGAATTAGTGAAAGTTGTTGATGAGCATATGGAAAATATTATTGAATTATTTCAATAAAGGAAAAGAAAATGATTTTTTTTGAAAGATTAAATATCTCCAAAATTATAGTTAATCACTTTTCAACATTTTATAATAATCAAGATAATAGAAAAATAGATAGGTTGGAGTTAGCTGTTTATTTTAGTATTTTATTGTTATTGTCAGTTATTTCAGCTATATTTTTACCTGTAACAAGAATGAATGTTGTTCTAACTCCATTAACCATATTTACTGGTTTTTTATTTAGTGCTTTATTTGTAATAATAGATAAAAAAGAGGGGAAAACAAAGCAAATAAAGGAATTAATCTCTGAAGTATATGATAATATATCTTTTTCTATTTTAATGAGTTTTTTTATAATTTTATTTATGATAATAAATTATGTTATGATTAGTTTTGATGTATCTGAGCTCTATAATAGAATAATATTAGGAATTGTTTATTTTTTGCTACTGAATTTTTCATACTCATTAATGATGGTAATAAAACGTTTATATAAAATATTTGAGAATTAAACCCGTGGGTCCTTCCCGTGATTAAATCGTATGCGGGGGCGCAAGCCGCGGCGCAATTCTAGCGTCCGGCGTTTTTGTTTACTGGTCGGCATATCTCTGAAAACCAAGCAAAATAAGGTTTTCGGAGATATTTTGTTTTTGGCGGCTGGTCACCCCATGTTTTTGTCTGGTCACTTTTGTTTTTTACGGAGAAATTTATGGAGTTCCAAGAGAATTATCCGATAGATAAGCTCATCCCTTACGCACGCAATTCGCGTACACATAACGATGAGCAAATCGCTCAGATTGCCGCCAGCATCAAAGAGTTCGGCTTTACCAATCCGATTTTGATTGGTGTGGATGATGTCATTATTGCCGGGCATGGCAGACTGCTTGCGGCTCAACGCATGGGATTAAAAGAAGTTCCAGTCATCCGTTTGCCGCATCTGACCGAGACTCAGCGGCGGGCGTTGGTCATCGCCGATAATAAAATCGCTCTAAATGCCGGCTGGGATGAGGAGATGCTGGCGCTGGAGATGAAAGAACTGGACGATCTGGAGTTTAATCTTGATATTTTGGGATTTTCTGAAGAGGAATTGAAAGAACTGGATGTTTTCGGCGAGCCGGAAACTTCTTCTGATGCCAATGAGGACGAAGTACCGGAAGTTCCTGAAGAAGCGGTGACCAAGCCTGGTGATATCTGGCTTTTAGGCGAACACCGTCTGCTGTGCGGCGATACCACCATATATGATGATGTCAAAAAACTGATGCAGGATGATGTTGCGGCCATGATTTTTACCGATCCTCCGTATAATGTGAACTATGGCTCAACCATGAAAGACAGTCTGCGTTATCATGCCGGAACGCTGGGCGGACGTAAAATTATGAATGATAATCTCGGCGATGGTTTTGCACAATTTTTAACCGACAGCCTGTCCAACCTTATGATGTTCAACAAAGGAGCAGTGTATGTCTGCATGAGTTCCAGCGAACTGCACACTCTTTACAATGCTTTTATCGCCGCCGGCGGCAAATGGTCGACTTTTATCGTCTGGGCCAAAAACACTTTCACACTTGGACGGGCGGATTATCAGCGGCAGTATGAACCGATTTTGTATGGTTGGAATGCCAATCAAAAACACTACTGGTGCGGCGACCGTGATCAATCCGATGTCTGGGCGTACAACAAACCGGTCAAAAACGATCTGCATCCAACGATGAAACCGGTGGAACTGGTGGAAAGGGCCATAAATAACAGTTCAAAATCGGGGGATATTGTGTTGGACGGTTTCGGCGGCTCCGGTTCTACGATTATCGCAGCTGAGAAAACCAGGCGTAAAGCCCGTTTGATTGAGCTTGATCCAAAGTTTTGCGATGTGATTGTCCGCCGTTGGGAAGAGTACACGGGCCAAAAAGCGCAACTCTTTGAAAGTCATGAGGAAAGTTTGAATAATCAATCAAGCGGTATATTGTACGAGAAAAAAGTTGCGTCCCTTTAAGCGGCCGAATTATCGCCAGCAAACCCGCTGTTTCAAAAACATCATTATAATTCAATTTGTTATAATAAAAAATAATGCAGAATTAACTGGACTTTCCTTTATTTCCAAGCATTCATTGTGTTGTAAAGAGGATAAAAACTCTACAATAAATTGAAAGAAAGGATAAAATAATGACTACGATTTTAGAAACAGAAAATAAAGAATGGGGATTTTGGGGAACGGCGAAAGGTTATCTTAAACATAAGAAGGACATGACCAGATTATGGAATGAGACTGCCAAACTTATCCAGAGGAATTCAGGGCTTACCCCGGAAGAAACACAAAAATTGATGGACAGCCGCTGGGGAAGACATATCGCCGACAGCTATATGGAGGAGATCAGGACGAATGTCGAAACCTTTATAAAAATAGCAGACCGCAGGTTAACCAAAGAACGCATTATCGAGGACTACCGGTATTATGTTGATGAAACGGCCTATCAGGATATCATCCCTCAAAAGTATCGAGATTTTTGTAAAGAATTAAAGGCGCTGAGCTTAAAATACGGGATAGTTATCCAAGCGGTGGGCGGGGTCAGATTAAGCACCGAGAAGTTTACAGGCTACAATCCCGACCTTGACAGCGGCGACCTGATACCCGAATGGGAGGACTGAGAGATAAGCGGGGCGCGGTCCGCCCCGCAATTTTCCTGAAAAATAATGCAGAATTAACTGGATTTCCGCTGTTTTCCAAGCATTCATTGTAATGTAAGCAGAGGTATGGATGCCGAAGCGGTAACTTAAAAGAAAGGATTAAGTCATGAAAAATAAGAACATTATCGAAGAGTTAATATGCCATGAATTGTCCAGACTGGATGGACTTTTGGAAGTTTTAAAAGAATTAAACATAGCCAAAATTCCGCCTAAAGGTTATTTATCGGAAAGCGATGCATGGTGTTGGTATGAAGATAATCCCTCAGAAGAGGAGAAAAAACGGGTGTTAACGGCTCTTGGTTATGATGTAAGCAAACTTTAGCCGGTATGGGGAGCGTAAGTTCCCCTCCAGCCGTGTCATATTGAACTTTTAAGCCGTTGCGGGGACTTAATTAATTATCCTTTCTTTCTAAATCCGCATGCAGGCTTGAGGAAACGAGGCTATCTGCCTCGTTTTCCTTTTGGTGCAAAAATGCCTGACAATGCCCTGAATATCGGCTTTGGTGCGCTGAAATTAATTCCGGCGGTATATTGTACGCTTTATTTATATATGGCTAAAGCAAATTAAGGAAAATAAATGGGACGGAAGGTGTCACTTCGGGAATATGCCAGAATTCGGGGTGTACGGTTGAACGCCGTGCAAACGGCGATTGCCTCGGGGCGTATTCATAAAACGCCGGACGGTAAAATCGACGTGGATGAAGCCAACAGGGAATGGTTTATGAATACAGATCCGGCCAAAAGCCGTAAGGCCGATCCACTGTTTGAGACTCAACCGGAATTATCCGGCGGCGGGCGGCAGAATTTTTCAACCTTTCAGCAGGCCAAAACAGCGGATATTTATTATCGGGCGATGCTGGCCAAAGCAAAACTCAAAATGGTAACGGGAGAAACAATCGACCGCAAAAAGGCCGGACAGCACGCATTTAACCTCGGGAGAGCTTTGCGGGATTTGTTTTCCGGCTTTTCCACCCGCTACGGGGCGTTAATCGCAGCTGAACTCGGCGCGGATGAACATAAGACGGCGGTGGTGTTGGATGAATACATACGGAAACTCCTCTCCGAAAGCAGAGAGCTTATCGACCGGGAGCTTTGACGCGAAGGGCTATATTGAGGATGAATTTTTCAAGGGCGTGGAACCGGATTCATACATGCCGGTGTCGGAATGGGCCGATAAATACCGCGTTCTTTCCAGCAAGTCGGCATCGGAACCGGGGCGCTGGCGGACAGACAGAACGCCGTATTTGAAAGAGATTATGGACTGCCTGTCGCCGAAAAGCCCTATTCAAAAGGTGGTGTTTATGAAAGGCGCGCAAATCGGAGGCACGGAATGCGGCAACAACTGGCTGGGATATGTCATGCACAAAGCGCCGGGGCCGATTATGGCGGTGTCGCCAACGGTGGAAATGGCCAAGCGTAATTCCAAACAACGCATAGATCCTCTGATTGAGGATTGTCCGGAACTAAAAAAACTGGTGGCTCCGGCGCGTTCCCGGGACAGTGGCAACACCATGCTGTCCAAGGATTTTCCGGGCGGCGTGTTGGTGATGACCGGAGCGAACTCGGCGGTGGGGTTGCGTTCCATGCCGGCGCGGTATTTGTTTATGGATGAGATTGACGGTTATCCGCAGGATATTGACGGTGAAGGCGATCCGATTTTGCTGGCGGAACGGCGAACCGCTACATTCAACAAAAGAAAAAAGATTTTTCTGGTGTCCACGCCGACGATCAAAGGTCTGTCCAACATTGAGCGGGAGTTTGAAAACTCCGACAAGCGCTATTTTTTTGTGCCCTGTCCTTTCTGTGGCACTTATCAGCGGCTGGAATGGACACAGATGCAGGCGGAAGACGGCAATGTGTTCTATGTGTGCGAGCATTGCGGCGGACATATTGGAGAGCATTATAAAACACAAATGTTGGCCAACGGCCGCTGGCAGGCAACCGCATCCAGCGATGGAGTGACGGCGGGGTTCCATTTATCGTCTCTGTATTCGCCGATTGGGTGGCTGTCGTGGAAAGAATGCGTGGCTATTTATGAGAAAACCAAGAAAAATCCAAGCCTGATGCAGGGCTTTCAAAACACCATTCTGGGTGAGACCTTTGAGGTGGAAAGTGATGCGCCGGAATGGCAGCGCCTGTATGAAGCCAGAGAAACTTATCCGATCGGGACTGTTCCTTATGACGGATTGTTCCTGACCGCTGGTGTTGATATTCAAAAAGACCGTATTGAATGCGAAGTTGTGGCTTGGGGACGGCAAAAGCAGAGCTGGTCGGTGGCGTATTTTGTTTTAGATGGAGACACCGCCCGACCGGAAGTCTGGCGCAAACTTGAAAATGTGCTGACAAAAGATTATCCGCATGAAAGCGGCGTAACATTGCCGATACGAGTGATGTGCGTTGATTCCGGATATGCCACGCAGGATGTTTATTCGTTTGTAAGGCAGTTCAGTCAAGCAGTTTGGGGCGGCAACGGCGCGAGAGCAAGCCAGCCGAGGACGGTGGTTGCCGTCAAGGGCCAGAGCCGGGACACGGCGATGTTATTGTCCACATCCAAGGCCGACACCAGGAAAAAGGGACTGAAAGTATGGAATGTGTCCGGTCCGGTTATCAAGACTGAGCTATACCGTTGGCTTAAGCTGGAGCGTGTCGGCGAGGATGCTTCGCTGTTTGGACGCTGCCATTTTCCGCAGTATGCCGAGGAATATTTCAAACAGCTAACGGCGGAGCGGCAGGTGGTCAGGATAAGCAACGGCTATCCGAAACCGGTTTGGGAAAAAGATCCCGCAAGGCGTAACGAAGCTTTGGACTGTCGGGTTTACGCCCGAGCCGGCGCGGCTATTTACGGTCTTGACCGCATGAGTGAAAAAGCCTGGGCCGAGTTGGAGGCTCTTATTCCGGCAAATCCCGAGGCTAAGCCGAAAAAGAAACCGTCAAGATTTATACAGATGAAAGCGACAAAGGTTGACGATCCATGGCTTTAGATAAGGAGATATTAAAAACCAGACTAGCAGAGGCTGAAGAAGCTTATCATCAGCTGATGATAGGCGCAAGGGAAGTTTCGGTCAATGTCGGTAATTTTGGTTCGGTGACTTACAATCAAGCCAGTCGGACAAGTCTGGAAACCTATATTGCAAATCTTAAATCGCAAATTGCCGCGGCGGAGGGGAAAAACTCCGTTCGCCGCAGAATTATGAAAGTCAGTTTTTAATTTGGAAAAAATATTTCCAAATATTCTTGATTGGATGGAATTGTAAACTCTTTCTGATACTCTGGCTGCATAGGATTACCAAAAGTAATTTTATAAGTACTATGCTCCGATACATTTTTTGCATAAAAAATACGGTAATTTATAACAGAATGTAATTGTGAATGATTGGAATTTAACTCATTAAAACCTTGTATTTGAAGACCTTCTTTACCTTGGTAAATATTTAACCTTTTTGTAAAATCATCTGATAACTTCACAATAACAACAAACTCCATCGCTCGCTCCTTTAACATGTTAAGTGGGTTTTAAATTAAACTATTTAATAAAAAAGTCAACATATTGGGAAAACATGACAGATACATCACATAAAGCAGCATCGCAGACACTAAGGGAGATTGCCTCATGGCAGCCCGGGCGGGGTTCGGCGGACAGCGATCTTTTGCCCGAACTTTCCACAATGGTCGCCCGTTCCCGAGATTTGTCCCGCAACCATGGGATTGCCAGCGGTGCGATGCAGACGCTGACTGACAATATTGTCGGCACGGGTTTTCGTCTTTCCGCCAAGCCTGACTATAAGCTTTTAGGCAAAACCAAGGATTGGGAGGAGGAATGGCAGGCCAAAATTGAGGGATTGTGGCGCTCATGGTCGGAGACTTTTATGTGTGATGCGGCGCAAAGCCTCAATTTTCATGGACTGACAACGCAGATTTTTAAATCCTGTTTGATTAACGGTGAGGCGCTGGCGTTGGCTTTGTGGCTGCCGGAACGTCCGGTTGCCACCACCATTCAGCTAATTGAACCTGACAGGCTGTCCAATCCAAATAACAGCACGGATAGTAAGAATCTGCGCGGCGGCGTGGAGATTGACTGTTTCGGTGCTCCGGTCGCCTATCATATTTTAAAAGAACATCCGGGGGATTATTGGATGTCTTCGCTGGAATGGGAGCGTGTTCCGACTTTTACACCTTTCGGCCGGCGGCGGGTGTTGCATATTCATGATGTCAGCCGTATTGGACAGACTCGGGGAAAACCTATCCTTTCCTCGATTATGCCGATGTTTAAAATGCTTGATCATTATGAGCGTTCCGAATTACAGGCGGCGATTGTCAACGCGATGATTGCCGCTTTTATTGAAACGCCGATGGGTGGCGAAGAATTAAATGAATTGTTCGGCGGTTCCAGCGATGATTATTTGAACGCCAAGAAAGACTGGCAGGTTAAGTTGGAGGGTGGCTCCATTATTCCGATATTTCCCGGAGACAAGGTCGCGCCGTTTACGCCAAGCCGACCCAACTCCGCTTATGGAAGCTTTGTGGAGAATTTACTCCGACATATCGGCACGGGATTAAACATCCCATACGAATTGTTGCTGAAGGACTTTTCCAAAACCAATTATTCCTCAGCGCGGTCGGCATTGTTGGAGGCATGGCGCCATTTTAACGGACGGCGGCAATGGCTGGCGGACTATTGGGCAACACCGGTTTATGAATTGTGGCTTGAAGAAATGGTCAACAAAGGCTTGGTGGATGCGCCGGATTTTTATAAAAACCGCTACGCCTACACCCGATGCAAATGGATTGGTCCGGGGCGCGGTTGGGTTGATCCGGTTAAGGAAGCGCAGGCCTGCCAACTCCGTATGGAAATCGGTTTGTCCACGCTGGAAAACGAGTGCGCCTCTCAGGGACTGGATTGGGAGGAAGTGGTCGAACAACGGGTTCGGGAAAAAAATAAACTTAAGGAAATGGGGTTGATCAATGAAAATACTAAACAGGAGCATTTGGGCGATGACGCCGGAGATGATGGGAACGATGGCGGAGATCGCGAAGGAAAGCCGTAAAACGCCTGAAGCCATAGCCCGGGAGATGGGCAAAGATATGAAAGATGCCAACGCCGCCTCAATCAGAGACGGCGTTGCTGTTCTTAAAGTGTCCGGCCCGTTGTTTCGCTATGCCAACCTGATGACAAGGATTTGCGGTGCAACATCGTATGAACTGCTGGCCCGGGACTTTAACAAAGCGTTGCAACATCCTGAAGTTAAAGCCATTTTGTTTGATATTGACAGTCCGGGCGGTGAAGTCAACGGCTGTTCGGAGTTGGCGGACATGATTTTTCTGGCGAGAGGGAAAAAGCCGATTGTCGCTTATGCGTCCGGGGCCTGTTGTTCCGGGGCATACTGGATTGCCTCCGCCTGTGACAGGATTTTGGCTTCCGATACGGCGGTGCTTGGTTCTATCGGAGTGGTTTCCGTTTTTGAAAAGGATGATGACGGCAAAACGATAGAAATCGTTTCTTCTCAAAGCCCCAACAAGCGCCCGGACATTAACACGGAAGAAGGCAGAGCCAAGATTCAGGCAAGGGTTGATGAGCTGGCGGAGGTTTTTATCGCCAAAATCGCCCGTAACCGCGGTATCACGGCGGTGGATGTGGTTAAAAATTTTGGTGCCGGTGATGTGGCTGTCGGCCAATATGCCGTTCGTAACGGTCTGGCGGACGGGTTGTCCTCGTTTGAGGCGATAATCGCAGGCTTTAATTTTCAACAAACGGAGAAAATATTCATGAATGACAATGAAAAAACGAGCGCCGAGGATATTCGGCGCACTGAACGGGAACGCATGGTACAAGTCTTTGCCTCTGAGGTTTCCCAAGGAAGGGAGAACACTGCCAAACTGCTGCTGACAAAAACGGATTTGGCGGCAGATGATATCCTGGAGATTTTGGCAACTGTTCCCACTCATCGGGAAAGTGCTTTTGAACAGGCCATGGCGGCAATTAAGAATCCGGACATCCGTCCGGCGGCGGAAGCCGACAATGAACCCCCGGAGGCGGTTGCTCAACGCATCGCCTCTTTAATTTAAGGAGAAACAGATGACAGCACAGGGATTTACGGATCAGGGCGAAACTAAAGCTGACAATTTGTTGGCTGGAGAATTTCCAAGGATTGTCGAGTTGGCCACCGTTTCCGGCGGCAAGTATGCCCGTGGAACCATTCTTGGCAAAATTACGGCCAGCGGCAAATGCACGATTTGCACATCGGCGGCAACGGATGGTTCAAAGGATGCTTACGCCATTCTGGCGGAAGCGGTCGATACATCGGAAAAAGACAAACAGGCCGTTGTCTATCTGACCGGGGAGTTCAACGCGGCGGCACTGACTGTCGGGAGCGGACTTACGGTCGATGGCCTGAAAGATGCTCTCCGTGCCAAAAGCATTTTTATCAAAAACAACCAAGCATATTAGGAGCATAAACAGATGGATATTTTTTCAACCCAAGTGTTGGCCAAGGTGGTGGAACGCCTGCGGACACCGCCGTCATTTCTTTTGGATACGTTTTTTCCGAATGTTCAGACTTCCGACAAAGAAGAGATTTTCTTTGATGTGACGGACAGCAAACCGAGAATCTCGCCGTTTGTGTCCCCCCTGCTGCCGGGAAAGGTCGTTGACGGCGGCGGTTATCAGACTAAATCGTTCAAACCGGCGTATGTCAAGGACAAACGTCGTTTTGATGCCAACATACCTTATAAACGCGTTGCCGGCGAGGCAATCGGCGGCTCTTTGTCCCCTGCTCAGCGTTATGAACGGGCATTGGCAACACATCTTAAGGATCAACTGGACAATCTGACCCGCCGCGAGGAAGTGATGGCGGCAGAAATTCTGCGCACCGGCAAAGTTATCGTGTCCGGAGACGGTTATCCGGCGCAGACGGTTGATTTCGGAAGAGATGAGACGTTAACCAAAGCTTTGAGCGGTTCATCAACCTGGGAAACCGCCGGTGTCAATCCGATTGACAATCTGGAAGACTGGGCGATTGCCATTCAGGACAAATCCGGCGTGGTCGCCAAAACCGTGGTTATGGATCCGCAGGCATGGAAGATTTTCCGGGGCAATGACATCGTACAGAAATATCTGGACATCCGCCGTGGCACAAATAACAGTCTTTCCATTGATCCGGCGTTGCGTTCGGAAGATGCCAAAGCCCGTTATATCGGCTCAATCGGTGATTTTGATATCTGGGTTTATAACGACACCTATATCAATGACGCCGGACAGACGGCAAAGCTTCTGCCGGAAAAGACGGTACTGCTCGGATCTCGAGAGGGACTGGAGGGAACACGCTGTTACGGTGCCATTCATGATGAAAAAGCCAACTGGACGGCCAGCCGCTATTTTACAAAGTCGTGGATAGAAGAAGATCCCAGTGTGCGCTGGCTGTTGCTGCAGTCCGCCCCGCTGGTTGTTCCCTATCGGCCGAACGCCTCCATGTGCGTAACCATTGGGTAAAGGAGGCAAAAATGAAAATAAGGGCTTTGATTACTTTGGTTATTGGCAAAAATAAAGAAATATTGCCGGGCAATATCTGCGATGTCAGTGAAACAGAAGCCAATCGGCTGATTGCTTTGGGATTTGCGGAAAAATTAACCAAAGGGTCGACGAATTCTTCGTCCGACTCTGGAAAGAAGCAAACGGAGAATAAGGAAAATGACGGTAAACCCGATGAAAACGGCGGTGGACAGTCTATTCAACCGGCTGGGACGGACGGCGACATACAAAAATAGTTCCGTCCGCCTGATTTTAAGCGAGCCTGACAAGATAACCGAAGTCGGGTTTGTCAATGCCCATTCCGGCATGCATCGGGCGAAGATCAGAATTTCCGATGCGCCGGATTTAAAAGTTGGCGATAAAATCGGAATGGACGGCAAAATTTATGCCGTCCGTTCCGAACCTGTCAAAGACATCCACAATCTGATATGGAGTTGCGATCTGGTATGCGTTTAAAAGCGGTTGTGGAAGGCAGTTTGGCGGAATATATGGAACGAGAGTATCAAAACTGCGCCAGAGCAGTGACCAAAGGAGTGTCTCTTGCCGCCAACGGTTTAAAAACTGCCATGCGAACGCAGGTCAAATCCGCGGGATTGGGTTCAAGACTGGCCAACACTTGGCGGGGAGATGTTTACCCAAAGGCTAAAAACAGTATTTCCGCCGCCGGAGTGGTCTATACCAAGGTGCAGAAAATCATGGAAGGCTTTGAGTATCAGACGGTTATTCGCGGCAAAGACGGCTTGTGGCTGGCGATACCGACCGCCGCCATTTCCAAACGAATCCGCAACAAACGTATGACGCCGGCTTTATATGAAAGGTCAAAAGGCGTTCGTCTGCGGTTCGTGTATCGGAAAAACGGCGCATCGCTTTTGGTGCATGAACAAAAAAGAAAAACAATCATCGCTTTTGTTCTCGTGCCTCAGGTTAGAATGCCCAAACTGATTAATTTTGCTGCGGAAGGTGCAAAATGGCAGGCGAAACTGCCGTTTTTAATTTTGGAGAATTGGCGTGAGCAAACGTGAACAAGTTTTACAGGCCCTGTTTGACAAGCTTTCGGCGTTACCGGACGCGGAAGTCAGACGTAATATCTCGCTTCCGGTTAAAATTCCTTCTTCAGGTCTGATTGTTTTGAGAGACGGTAATATCGGCGAGCCGGAGATTTTGCTGTCACCGGTGTATTATGTGTTCCATCATCGGGCGGAGATTGAGGTTCTGGTGCAAAAGACAGACGATGCCGATAATGATGCCAAACTTGACTACTTGTTGGAAGCTGTCGGGCATTTGTTGGCAGTTGATACAACGCTTTCCGGGTTGATTGACCATATGCATGCCGAACCGCCGGAGTTTATCGAACAGCCGGTTGAGGGCGGATTAACCATCAAAGCTGCCATTGTGCCGGTAATACTGGAATATGTTTCTGATTCAAATTTAACTTAAGTGAAAGGAATACCCTATGAGTAGAGCCTATGGCTGGAACGCCCAGCTTTTAATTGCCGAAGAAAACGAGTACGGCGTGCCGCCGGAAGAAAATTATCGGAAAATCCCGTTTATTTCTTCATCTTTGGACAGTGAGCAAAATCTTGTATCGTCCAATGTCCTGGGATTGGGACGCGACCCAACACAGCCTTTTCAGGATGTCATCAACGTGGATGGAGATATGGCCGTTCCGGTGGATATGCGCAATATAGGCCTTTGGCTGAAGGCTGTATTCGGTACACCAGTCACAACTGACAATGAAGACGGGAGTTTTACTCATACTTTTGAAAGCGGTAGAACATCAGTTCCGAGTTATTCGCTGGAGGTCGGATTGCCGGAGATTCCACAATTTATCAGGTTTTCCGGTGTGCGCGCCAACAGCATTGCTTTTAATTTTCAGCGGTCTGGCGAAGCGCAGGCAACTATCAATCTAATGGCGCAGGGTGAAAGCGGCTCGGAAACGGCCATCGACACGGCTCCGGAAGTTTATCCTTATACCCGTGTGTCGCAATTTCAGGGATATATAAAGAGCGGCGGCGAGCTTTTGGCTAATATTGTTTCAGCAAGCGCCACTTATTCCAACAATCTGGAAAAAATCGAAACCATCCGCAATGATGGCAAGGTTGAGGCGATTGATTTGGGTGTGGCAAGTTTGTCCGGCAGTATTTCCGCAAAATATGCCGATAATGTTCTGCTTGACAAGGCCAGAGCTGGAACGCCGGTGGACATTGAGTTGGGTTATCAGCTTTCGGAAACAATGAAACTTGTTATTTCCTGCTATGAAGTCTATCTGCCTAAACCCAAACGCTCAATTGACGGTCCGGGCGGAATCGAATGTTCATATGATTTTCAGGGAGCAAAAGATCAGGACTTGGGCAAAATGATGACGGTAACACTGGTCAATGATGTGGAGGAATACTAAATGCTGAAATTAAAAATACAAAAAGAACCGTACTGGCTGGAGCTTGGTTACGGGGTGAAAGTCAAGGTTAAGCCGTGTACCTCATCTGTTTTTTATGAGGCCAAAGCCTACATGAACAGCAAGTTGGCGGAATTGGCTAAAACTTATAAGGCCAATAAAGAGGCGGGAATTGAAGACGGGGCAGCAGAAAGCATTGAAAGTCCTGTCAAACGTGAGGCGCTGGCGGATAGGTTTTTGCTTATCGGACTGGGAATTGCCGGAATTTTGGAATGGGATGGTGTGATGGAGGCCGGTGAAAACAAATCTGCGCCGCTGACGGAAAATAAAATTGATGAGCTGTTTTCCAATTTTTGGGCGGTGGCGGAAAACTTCCGCAGTCAGTATTGCGGTTTGCGGGAAGTGTTGGAAGCTGAAAAAAACGTCTCTACGCCCGCGCCAAATGGCACTTCGGCGATGGGCGAAGTTACTGCAGAGGATGCGGAGAAGATGGCAAAACCTTCTGCCCGTTCTACAAATGCCGATATATAGAAACAGCGCTGGAAACCGATGTCGGGTATCAGGCTTGGGAAATTTTACTGAAACTTCCTAAACCTGATTTACCCTTGGCTCTTAATCTTGCTCAAAACCTTGGGTTTGATATGGAGCTGATAAGTGAACTTTTGCCGATAGGAATATTTGCTATTTTAGGAAATCAAGAGATAAATGAGTGCGGTTAAGAATTTAAGTATCAGGTTATCGGCGGTGGGCGGCGATAAAGTCCGGCGGGAGTTCAAAAGCTTAGGAGCGGATGGCGACAGGGCTTTTCGGCGGATTACACAGGTTATTCAGCCGGCCAATGATAATTTAAAAGCTCTGGATGCAACCGCCCGGTCTTTCAATGAAGTCATCCGTCAGGGAACAGCGCTGTTTGGCGCATACCTGGGTTTTCAGGGGTTAAAAAATACTTTTTCCGCCATTTTCAGTGCCAACACGACTTTTGAAAAACTCTCGGCATCGCTTAAAACGGTTACCGGATCGGCGGAAGCGGCACAGGAGGCTTTTGCCCTGATTGAAAAATTTGCCGTTGACACACCGTACCAGCTCAACGAAATTGTAGAGGCTTTTATCCGGTTGCAGGCGCTGGGGCTTGATCCGTCTGAAGAAGCACTGACTTCTTATGGAAACACGGCATCAGCATTCAGCAGAAATATGATTGATTTTGTGGAGGCGGTCGCTGATGCAACGGTTGGAGAGTTTGAACGCCTTAAAAGCTTTGGAATCAAAGCTAATACCCTGACAGATGAAGTCAAATTTACTTTTGCCGGGGTTACGACAACGGTTAAGAAAAACGCCGCAGATATAGAAAAATATCTCCGTTCTTTGGGAGATGTCCAGTTTGCCGGGGCAATGGACGAGCAGATGAAAACCATGAACGGCGTGCTGTCCAACATTGAGGACAGTTTTGAAAAGCTTTACCGTCAAGTTGGCCAAAGCGGTTTGAATGATGCTTTAAAAGCCACTTTTACTCGTTTTAACGAATTGGTGGAAAGAGGCGGAAACGCAGCTGATGTTGTTGGTAAAACTTTGGCAAGCGCGGTAACCGTTGCGGCGGATGCTTTTTTTCTGCTGGCGGAGCATGCCGATACGGCGCTGGTTCTGCTGGTGGCACGGCTTGGTTCATCGGCAATCTTGGGCGGATTAAATCTGTTGCGAGCTGGAATCGGATATGTACAGGTATCTATGGCAGGGCTTTCCGTTTCCACCAAATCAGCGGTTGCCGGTATTGCGATGATGAGCAATGTTTCCAAACTGGCGGCGGCACAAATGGCTTTGATGGCAACAGCCGCCGGTGTTTTGAAAGGCGCTTTGGCTCTTGTCGGCGGACCGGCGGGGTTGGCGGTTTTGGCCGGAATGGCGATTTATAAACTGGTTGACAGCCATGATGTTGCCAAAAAAGCGGCGGAAGACCATGCCGAGACATTGAAAAAACTTCAGGACGAGTTGAAAGCCACGGCTGAAGAAGCGGCGAGCTTTTCCGTGGAACAGACAAAAGACATGGCGTTAGCGGAATGGGGTTTAAAACTCAAAACCGCCGAACAAAATGTCCGTGATTTGCGTAAAGAGCTGAAAAACACTGGCGGTTTGTCTCTTGTTACACGCCTCACACCGAACGCCCTGCTCAAGGATTATGAGGTTTACGCCAAGGACTGGGCGAACATTTTGCGCCAATCAAAGACCGATTTGGAGCAATATGAAAAAGAAATTTGGAAAATTGCGGCGGAATATCCGGATTTTCAACCACAGGCACAGGAAATTCAGAACAAGCTTTTACTGCTGAAAGCGGCCGAACAGGATGCATGGACGGCGCGGGAGGAACTGAAATATCTTGAAAATCCAAAACTGCGGCCGAAGATTGAAGTGGAGGCAGAGACAACCGCTACGCCAAAATCTTCCACCAACACCGATGCTTATAAAAAGATGCTTGAAGATCTCAAGCAGAAGCTTTTGGAACTGAAGTCGCCGTATGAACAGGCGATGACCAAAGCGGACGAATGGCGGGCTAACGCCCTTAAAAATCTGGATGCCAGTTCGGCTGATTATGAAACCTATAAAGAGCAAATTGCTTTGGTTTATGACGATATGGTTAAAAAAGCCGATGAGACGGCGCTTAATTCTTCCAAATCTTTGGAAGATGGCTTTAAACGCGGCTTTCGGAGCATTCTGAATGAAATCGGCGATTTTGCCAGCTTGGCTGAAAATGCGGTTAAAAACGCTTTTTCCGGTATGGAAGACGCTCTTGCAAATTTTGTCACTACTGGAAAAATAAATTTTTCCGATTTCGCCGATGCGGTTGTCAGCGATTTGTCCCGCATTGCCATCAGGCAGGCCATAACCCAACCTTTGATGGAAGGAATCGGCGGCTTTTTTGGATTTTCCATGGCTCATGGCGGCGGAATCATTGGCGCGGACAATTTGGCGACAAAATCAGCCAGCTCGTTGGTTTTTGCCAATGCACCCAGATTTCATTCCGGCGGCATCGTTGGAGATGAAGTGCCGATTATCGCCAAAAGAGGTGAAGGCGTTTTTACCCGAGAGCAGATGAAAGCGCTGGGCGATAACGGAACAAATGTCAACATCAGCGTCAATGTAATCAATAATGCCGCTTCAGACGTTAAAACTTCTGTTTCCAAGTCAGATCAGGGCAATGGAAAGTTCAATCTGGATATTATGATTGAGAAAATTGAAAATTCCATGTCGCGGAATGTTTCCAAAGGTACGGGACTGGCTCCGGCATTGGAACGCCGCTACGGGCTTAATCCCGCATACGGCAGTTATGGTTAATCAGAGGATACTCTATGACAACAAAATTTCCGGATTTGCTTCCTTTGCCTCTGGTAGAGGAATATTCCATTACTCCCAATGAAGCGATTATCCGCACCCAGATGGAATCCGGAACGGCGCGGCAACGGCGGCGTTTTGATTCTGTTCCGAGCCGGATTACCGTCAAATGGTTTATGAACGCTTCGCAATTTTCGCTTTTTGAGGCATGGTATAAGTATCATGCCAAAGAAGGAGCTGAGTGGTTTGTTATTCCTCTTTTAGGCGGGTTGGGTCTGATTGAGCAGGAGGCAAGGTTTACCCAACAGTTTACCGCTAAATTGCAAAACAGGATTTTGTGGGCGATAACATCGGAATTGGAAATACGAGAGCGCCCTACCCTGTCAGAGGGGGCTTTAGACATCCTGCTTTCCAATGATTTTGATAAATTGTCCCGTTCGGGAGACCTTTTTCATAAATATGTAAATATAACCTGCTTTAAACAGTTGGAGAATTTGTAATGGCTAATATGGAAGAAAGGCTGGAAGCCGTTGTTGTTCAGGCCGAAAGTGATGGTGAAAAGTGGCATACCATCGTTCACGGTGATGAAAATACGAATGTTTCTGTGGAAAGCGGCGATGTTCCGACCGTTGCCAAACAACTCAAAGACATCCGCACGGCCATAACCGGTGGTGTGTCGGATGTGGTTGCAGAAGCAGAGAATGCCCGGGATGCGGCGATTGTAGCCAAAAATTCAACAGAACAAATCAAATCAGAGACAAATACCATAAAATCGGATGTTGAAAAGTTAAAAGAAGATACTTTAAATATAAAGAATCAGGCAAACCAGATTTTCAACGACATCTCATCGGCCACCGATACAGCTGTTTCAACTATTCAAAATGAAAGCACAACGCAGGTTTCAATAATACAGAATAACGGCGAGACACAAGTCAATGCGGTTAATTCAGCCGGGAATACGCAGGTTGCCAATGTTAAAGCCGAAGGTAAAAATCAGGTTGCGTTGGCTCAAGCCCAAGCCAATCAGGCAAAATATTATGCTGAATCCTGTGCGCCGGCACCGCTCGGTTCCCGCCTGTCTGTTCCGGCAAATAAAAAAGTGCCGGATGGTTATGAGCCGGTGTGGTACAAAAACACCATTACCCGCGCCAGATATCCTGATTTTTTTACTCAGCTGGTTGACACAGATTATTTAGTGTTTGTTGATGAAGCAACATACGACAATCAGGTTGAAAGCTACGGTATGTGCGCATCCTATGTCAAAGTGGACAATGATACTGTTATTTTGCCGTTGTTGTTGAACTATGCCAGAAGCGGAACGACTGATAATACCGGTTCGGTTTTAAATGACCAATTTCAGGGACATTATCATTCTAACCAAATACGTACGGATACGTATGGTTCAGGCGATGGTGCCGCTATTATGACCAGTTCCGGCGCAGATGAGGGACTGCAAAAAGATGGAACAAACATGTATGTTCTTGATCCCAAAACGGACGGAAAAAACGGTACACCGCGCTTTGGAGCAGAGACAAGACCAAAATCATATTATGAGCTGGTCTATATAAAGTGCGCCGATATCAGCCGTCCACTGTCAGAAGAGGATACATCGGTTTTGCGCAGCGGTTTGGCTAATAAACTTGACGTTTCCTTAAGCAATATTTCAGTTTCTGCTTTTAATGCCAAAATTTTTCAATCATCAAAAAGCAACATCTTGTGGTATGAAAAAAATCTTGCAACTGGCTTAATTAAACAGGGTGGCCGTGTTAATGTCAATGCAAATTCAGATTTTTCCGTGACCTTTCCTCTGGCTTTTACAACAGCGCCGATTGCTGTTCTGCTTACTCCTTACAACCAGCCGTCGAGTTCCACATCAGATTCTAATTATCTGGCGGTTGCCGTTTCCATTACGGCACAGTCTTTTAAGATCCGTTATAGAGATTCCGACAGTGATGGTGCCAGACAGGGTTATGTTTCATGGTTTGCTGTAGGTTATTAGGAGAAATTAATGCCAAATGATGTTTTGCAGGAGGCAATCAAAGAAGCTTATGCTTCATGCCCAAGCGATGTGTTTATCTATCATACATTGGAAATAAAACATCCGGATTTTGTGGATGATGACGGAAATCCAACTACTATCCGTCTGATTCAGGGATTCAAAAATATCACGGCCAAGCTTGAAAACGGCGAAAAAGTTGAGTTTTTAGCAATGTGCTTTAACTTGGAACTACCGCCGGTGGATACTTCCGCCGTGCCTGAAATCACTGTGGAAATTGACAATGTCAGTCGGGAAATTATCAAGCATTTAGACAGTGCCGCCTCCTCGCAACATAAAACCGAGCTGATTTACCGGCCGTATCTTTCTACGGATCTTGATACGCCGCAGATGATACCGCCGGTTAGCCTGACTGTTACGGAAGTCAGCGGCGATGTTTACAAAATCACAGCCAAGGCCAGAATGACCGACATCGGAAACAAAACGTTTCCAAATGAAACTTACCGTTTGTCAAAATTTATGGGGTTAGTAAGCTAAAATGAAACATTGGGCTGTCAAATATATCGGAAAGTCTTGGATTAACGGCGATTATGACTGTTGGGGCTTGGTTCGGGATGTTTATAAAAATGAACTTCGGATAGAGTTGTCGCCAATTGTTGCCGATGCAACAAGTCTGCGCGATGTTTTATCCGAGTTCAGAAAATCATCTAATTATAACCACTTAAAAGAAACTTATGATTTTAAGGATAAAAATATTGTCATTTTAACACAAAATAAATATCCTTGCCATGTCGGTGTATACTGTGAAGCTGACGGCGGCGGTGTTTTGCATAATATGCAGGGTGTCGGTGTGGTATTTCAAAAACTGCCGGAACTTAAAATGAACGGCTGGCAGATTATGGAGATTTTAGAGTATGAAAAGCCCTAAAATCTTGACTTTCAACTCATTGTTTGCTAGGGACACAATAAAAGAGAGGTATCCAGATGACAACAGAAATATCCACACAAAATATGCCGTTTTTTGCTGATATTGCAGAATTGCTGACCCAAGCCCGTTCCAATGCTTATCGCACCGTCAATTCTATTATGGTTGAAACTTATTGGAAAATCGGTCGGCGAATTGTTGAAGAAGAACAAAATGGCAAAACTCGAGCGGAATATGGAGATAAATTGATTGAAAGCCTTTCCCGTTATTTAACAGATTCCTTTGGCAAAGGTTTCTCTGAGGCTAATCTAAGAAATATGAGAACTTTTTATCAGACTTTTCCCGAATTTGATACGCACTGCGTAACGAATCTTTCGTGGACCAACATTCGTTTAATTATGCGTTTGGATAATACTCAAGAAAGAGACTATTATTTAAAAGAAGCCAGCGCGGAAAATTGGTCTTCCCGCGTATTGGAACGTAATATTAAATCCGGTTATTATCATCGGTTACTGTCTACACAGAAAACTGTTGATGTTTCAAACAATCTTCCTGTATGTCAGTCTACTGAAAACTTTATTAAAGATCCGTATGTTCTGGAATTTTTGAATGTCCCAGAAAATTTGGAAGGTAAGGAAAGCCTGCTTGAAAAAGAGCTGATTACACATTTGCAGAAATTTTTGCTGGAATTAGGCAAAGGCTTTTCTTTTGTGGCCAGACAGCAACGTATCAGTACGGAAACCGACCATTTTTACGCTGATTTGGTTTTCTACAATTATATTTTGAAGTGTTTTGTCGTGGTCGATCTGAAGACAACCAAGCTCACGCATGCGGATATCGGACAGATGGATATGTATGTCAGAATGTTTGACAGTCTCAAACGTGGCGTGGATGATAATCCAACAATCGGAATTATTCTCTGCACCGATAAGAGTGAAACGATGGTCAAGTATTCGGTTCTTAATGAAAGCAAGCAGATTTTTGCCAGTAAATATAAAACTGTGTTACCAACAGAGGAAGAACTGGCGGAAATGATTGCTAAAGAAAATTCTTTACTTTTAGAAGAACATTCTTAACAAATGAACACAGATGCAAATAGTTAAAATACAAAACCCTTTTAACCTCGCGCAAAGCGAGGTTTTTTATTGTCTAAAACAGATGAATGTGTCGGAAATTGCAACCGAATATAATGTCAGTCCGCAAAACCTGCCATTTATCTGTTTTTTGAACGGAGAGCCTTTGTTGCGGCAATATTGGAGTATCTGCCCCAAAATGACTGACCACATTGCTTTTCTCTGTTTGCCGCAAGGCGGTGGCGGAGGAGGTTCCAATCCTCTAAAGGTGGTTTTGTCGGTGGCAGTTATGGTGGCGGCGTATTATACCGGAGGTATAGCTGCCGGCGCGTACGGCGCTTTTGCCGGAGCGGCCGCGGCAACGGCTGTCAGCGTTGGCGGTTCAATGTTGGTCAATGCGGTCATTCCGTCTCCATCCAGCAGTTTAAGTTCGTCTTATTCCTCCTCTTCTCTGGAAACCAGCCCGACTTACTCCTTAAATGCCCAAGGTAATCAGGCCAAACTCGGCGGCGTCATTCCGGTTTTATATGGCCGGCACATTATTTATCCTGACTTTGCCGCCAAACCATACACTGAATATAAAGACAATGAACAGTATTTATGTCAGTTGCATGTTTTAACCCAAGGGTACTGTGAGGTGGAACAAATTCGTATAGATGATACGCCGATTAGCAGTTTTGCTGAGGTAGAGTATGAAATTGTCGAACCGAATCGGGAAGTGACACTTTTTAATCCCAATGTTGTTATGGCTCCGGAAATTGCCGGACAAGAATTGCTGAAAGATGAATATGTCGGCGGTTTTGTCGTTAATCCGGAAGACACGCAAATCAATAAAATCAGCATAGATGTCGTTATGAGTGCCGGTTTATATTATGCCAACGACAGCGGCGGTTTGTCAGAAAAATCCATCCAATGGCAAATTGAGGCCAGAACAATAGATGATGAAGGTAATGCTTTGGACGACTGGTTTGTGCTTGGAACGGAAACTTATTCGGCGGCACAAAATAAGCCCATCCGCCTTACTTATAATTATAGTGTAGATATGGGACGCTATGAGGTTCGCGCGACCAGACTTGATGACAAGGACACCAGCGCCCGGGCGGCACATTCCATATATTGGGAAAGCCTGAAAGGGCATATGGAAACACCTGCGACTTTTGGCGAAATGACATTGCTGGTTATCAAAATGCGGGCAACCAACAATTTGTCGTCCAACTCCAGCCGTAAAATCAATGCTATTATTACTCGTAAGGTTAGAAAATGGAACCGTCAAAGTGGTTGGAGCGAGCCGGTTGCTTGTCGTTCCATCGCCTGGGCAATCGCCGATATTCTAAAAGCGCAATACGGCGGCAGATTGCCGGATGCACGTATTCATCTGATGGAATTGGAGCAGTTAGATAAAGTTTGGGAGAACCGAGGCGATTATTTTGACGGGATTTTTGACAGTGCCACAACCATCTGGGAGGCCGTTTCCAAAGTTGCACGTTGTGGCCGGGCGCTACCTATTCTGCAATCCGGTATGGTACGGATTATCCGTGATGAACCCAAAACCATACCGACAGCGATGTTTACGCCGCGGAATATTATTAAGGACAGCTTTTCGATAGAATATATTATGCCGTCTGAAGATACGGCAGACAGCGTCAAAGTGCAGTATTTTTCCAATAAATACTGGAAATATGACGATGTCATCACCAAACTTTCCGACAGTACTGAAGAAAATCCGGCTAATGTGGATCTGTTTGGCTGTACCGACAAAGATCATGCCGAGCGCGAGGGATATTATATGTGCGCCTGCAACCGTTATCGCCGCAAATATATCACTTTCCAGACTGAACTGGAGGGATTGATTCCGACATATGGTGATTTAATCAGCATAGTTCACGATATGTGTGAATGGGGACAAGGCGGCGAAGTGTTGTCAATCTTCGGTAATATGCTGAAACTCTCGGAAAACCTGATTTGGAAACCCGGCGAAGAACATTTTATCAGCTTCAGACTGGCGGATGGTTCAATGAGTGGTGCTTTTCCTGCCACTCGTGGAGCGGTAGACAGTGAAGCTGTTCTGCCCACAATGCCTGATTTTGAAATTTATACCGGTACAGCCCGGGAACGGACGCATTTTGCCTTTGGAACAAAAGGTAAAATGTCCATGATGGCAAAGGTTATCGGTGTACGTCCGCGCGGCGACACGGTGGAGATATCCTGTGTCAATGAAAGTGAGGAGGTCTACAAAACATAATGGATTGGCTGCAGTTTTTACAGATCGTCTGTGTTCCGGCGTTTATCTGGCTGGTTTATAAATTCGGCGAAATGCGCAAGGAACTCAATGATTTTAAGGTTCAGGTGGCGCGCGAATATGCCACGCAGGTGCATATCAACCGTCTGGAGCTGAAAATTGATGAATTAAGAGAAATGATATGGGAGTTACACAATGAATCAGCAGTTGCCAAGAGGCATAAGAAACAATAATCCGGGAAACATACGGCATGGAGAGAACTGGTTGGGGTTAAATCCAAACGGGCGGAATATAGATTCCGCCTTTTGTGTTTTTACGGCTCCGGTCTATGGAATCCGAGCGTTGGCAAAAGTTCTGGTAAACTATAAACGAATCCATGGGTTAAATACGGTTCGCCAGATTGTCAGCCGCTATGCGCCGCCAAATGAGAACCAAACCACCGCCTATATTCAGTCGGTTGCGAAACAACTCGGTGTTTATCCGGATACGGTTATAGATATTGAGGAACGCGGTGTGCTGACAGTGTTTATAAAAGCAATCATCCGTATGGAAAACGGTATTCAGCCATATTCGGATGAACTCATTCAGCAAGGGATTGAATTATGCCAAAATTAAATAAACGTTCATGGATTCCACTGATTGGCTGGATTTTGTGTTATGGGTTCCTCAACAACTGCGTGATTGCACCATATTTTGATGTGGAACTTGTAGATTGGGAACAACTGCTGACCAGTCTGGGTATAATGCTTGGCATCAGTGGCGTGCGGGATATTGGAATGAGCAGGAGAAAAAAAGATGATGGAAATTCTAAAGAAATTTAAAGCGGTGTTTTTTGCGGCAATCGCTCTTTTTTTATACCTATTTGGTTATCGTCACGCCAAGGAAACCGCAGAAAAAGAACAGTTAAAAGGAGAAAATAATGCTCTCAAAATTGCTAAAAAAGCTCGCAACAGCTTGTCTAATCCTGCTGTCGTTGACCGGCTGCACAAAAAATACCGCCGGTAGTTTCTGCCTAATTTACGAACCGATCTTTGCCGATTATGAACGCGATACACCAGAGACAATTAAGCAGATTGATAGGAATAATGTTGTTTTCGAGGTATTGTGTGAGAGTTAAGCCCCCTTTTTAGGGGGCTATTTTGTTATAATAAATCATTTAGAAGATTCATGCATTTGATTTTTTGTTGCATATTTGCCCGTCCATATACATTTAATGTAAAGGACACATTTTTATGGCCTAAAATTTCGGATAATGATTTTACATCAAATTCGGGTATTTCTATGGCTCGGACAGCAAATGTGTGTCTAATTTCATGAAATTTTACGTTTCGTAAGTTATGTTTTTTCAAAAAACGTGCAAAAAACTGCCGATAAGTTCTTGGTTCTGTGGGTTTGTTTTTTCCTGTCAAAAAATATTGATTAGGACTATCTGTATAGTATTTTTTGATAATATTTACTAAAAGTGATGGGAGTGGAATTGTTCGTGCTGAGCTAGCAGTTTTGGGCGCACCGATATAAACATATGATGTTCCTTTAACTTTATCGTAAATTCTTTGTACAGTACGTTGGATTGTTATCGTTTTATCAATCAATGAAATATCCCGCATTTGCAAACCACACAATTCTCCTATTCGTACTCCTGTGAACAATGCTACAAGAATTCCGGCTGTTCTACGATTCATTTTCATATAGATGCATTGAATTAAAGCCAGTTCCTCGTCTTTTGATAAGGAAATTACTTTTTTTATTCCTAAATCTTTGGGATATTCGATTAAATCCCAATTTAACATTGGGATAATCTGTTCTTTATATGCAAAAATGAGACATAGGCGTAAAACAAGAATTATATCCCGAATTGTTTTTACAGTTAATCCCCCAGTTTTATCAAGACGTCCCTCATTATATAATGTATTAATATATGTTTGGATATCAGCCTCGGTAATGGTTGATATTTTCTTTTTTCCCATATAAGGAATTAAGTGGTTTTCTGAAATCAAAACAAAATTGGCATAAGTTGATGGGGTAATCATTGGTTGCTTTTGACATAACCATGTTTTTACCAATGTTTTGAATTGAGTATTTGGTGTTATTTTCAT